CCTTGGCGGCAGCTCCGCCTCTACAACGGGGTGCAGCAGGTCGACCCCGTCGACGCCCTGGCTGACCTGCACAGCTTTCGGAAGAACCGGACCTGGCCCAAGAAGCCAGAGACCAACTTTCTCAAGAACGGGTACTCGTGGGAGAACCCGGCCGATCCGTTCACCTGGGGCCCGAAGAACCCGGTCCGGGACGTGGACTTCGAGGGCTTCGACGAGGCCTACGACGCCTGGAAGGCGGCGCCCCGATGATCTACGTCGGCATCGACCCAGGCCTCAAGGGTGGCGTCGCCGTCCTCTCGTCGGCCGAGCCCCGGACGTTCACCTTCGCCGAGGCCGAAGGCAGGGTGAACGCCGGGGTGCTTTTCCAGGATCTCCTCATGATCGGAGGACCCTTCGTGGCTGCCGTCGAGAAAGTCCACTCGATGCCCGCGCAGGGGGTCGCGTCGTCCTTCAAGTTCGGCGTCAACTACGGAATCATCCTCGGCGTCCTCGCCTCTCTTCGGCCATCCCCTCGCGTCGAGCTCGTCACGCCCCAGGCGTGGAAGAAGCTCATCCTGGCCGGCATGAACCGAGACGACCAGAAGCAGGCGGCCATCGACTACTGCGCCCGCGCCTTCCCCGGCGTGGACCTCGTGCAGAAGGGCTGCCGGAAACCCCACGACGGCATCGCAGACGCCCTGTGCCTGGCGGAGTACGCCCGCAGGGTCTACGGCAAGGTCTAGAATCGTTCAGGTAGTTTTCTTGGGGCGGAGCGGACCCATCACGCCCGCCCCGATTTTTCGGAAGGAGCCCCATGCAGCTGAACACCTACTTCCTGGCGGCGGGGATCGGCACCTTCCTGTTCGCGATGACGACCACGTCCCCCCAAAAGGACCCCTGTGCCAGCAAGAACCCACCGCCCTGGTGTGGAACGCCCGTCCCGAGCCCTACGGCGCCCGCTACGGCCACGCCGACGCGCCCCCCTGCTACCCCCACCCCTGGCCCGACGACGCCTCCTGGCGCCTTCTGGGACCTCGTGGTGCCCGTCCCGAAGGACTACTTCTCGACCGGCCCCGACGGGTATCTCTGGATCGCAGGCCAAAACCGTCCGTTTCGCGTAACTTTGAGGAAGCCCGACGGCACCTGCATCAGCGTGCAGCTGGCCGTACCGACCGTCGCCCCTGCACCTGTTCCACGTCCCAACATCATCGCTTCGAGATAGGAGAAAACGACAGTGCCCTTTGTGAATGGAGAGTTCGTCAACACCCCCGTCACCCTCGAGTCCCTCGACAAGAAGCTCGACAAGATCCTGTCGGCGGCTCCGAGCGGTGCCCCCGTCACCCTTCCGCCCGAGACCCCCTCGGGGCGCCGGGCGGCCACCGTCGAGGACGCCCTCCTCAACGCCTACCTCGGGCTCGACGCCGACGGCTACCCGCACCGCTGGTCCGGGACCCACGCCGGCTCGACCGAGGACTTCGTCCAGCACTGCAAGGACAACAACCTGCAGTACCCGAACATCGACTTCGGGCCCTCCCAGTTCGGGCGTCCGACCTACAAGGACTGGAACGACCCGTTCCTGGCCCTCTACCTCCTCTCTCAGAGCGACGGCCTGAAGACGCCCCGGGAGCTCCAGCTCCTCGGCTTCGCCGCCACCGCCTACGAGGAGAAGATCAAGAACAACGGCTGGAGGACCACTACCGTCGGTGAATGGTTCGACAAGATCCGCTCGACGAACGGCCAGGGAGGGGCCTCCGGGGGGCCGGCGTGAGCCACGAGGAGCTCGCCCTGACGGCCTACGAGGCCTACCGGAAGACCGCCGGTGGGCCTTCCTTCCACCAGCTGACGCCGGAGCAGCGCACCGCCTGGGTCGACGCTGCCGAGGCTGTCTACGAAGAGATCGTCGATGCCCAGGTGGACTGGGCGAATGGAGGATGACGTGCCGCTGAAGTCCGGATCGTCCAAGAAGGTCGTGAGTTCCAACATCAAGACGGAGATGGCCGCCGGGAAGCCGCAGCGCCAGGCCGTCGCAATCGCCCTGTCCAAGGCAGGCAAGAGCAACAAGGGGAAGAAATGAAGAAAGCCGGGATGAAGATGCCGCCCACCCCCAAGCCGGAGAAGAAGATGCCGATGGGGACGTCCAAGCACAAGGAACCGAAGAAGAAGTAGGCAAAAGGGCCGGTAGCGCGGGGACAAACGCGCTCGTTCTTTGAAGCGTGGAGCGATCGGGAATCTCGTCAAGCCTTCGCCACACACGCTGCTTCCTTCGGTACTTACCGACCGGCCCAGTTTTTCCCGGATGGCGGGGTTCGATTCCCCGAGGATGGCCACCGCGATTGGTAGTCCACGGGAGCCGGTAGGCGAGCAGCTGATCCGGCCACCTGATGTCGGCCCGAAGGCGCCGGTCCGTCAGCCACGGTGCCAGGTAACGTCACCTGAACGACGCGACACCTCGGAGAGACGAGGACTTCACCCTCTCAGTGGGAAGCGACGGGCTCGACGGGACGCTGCTTTTCGTCCTTCGGGAGAAGGGCCTGCGCCAACCTCATCAGGTTTGCGGAGGCATTCGGGTTCCCGGCGATCAGGCCATCCAGGGCTCGGCTGAGCTCGAGCGTCCTCGCAGGCGAATAGGCCGCGGACAGCGCCAGCTTGGTGATCCCGTACCCGAGGGCCTCCTTGGCCACGGGATAGGCCGCCACGGCCATCGCGGGCATGGCCGCTCCGTACCCACCGTAGTGCAGCGCCACACCCGCCCCGGCCCCTCCGGCCGCGGAATAGAGGGATGCGGGAAGCACCGACTTGACGAGGCCCTTGGCGGACCCCGCGACGGCAAGGTTGGCCAGGGAGTCCCGGAGCATCTCCCCCTTCATCCCCGGCATGGACTCGATCCCCTGGAGCTTCGTGGCGATACCGCCGAGCCGATCCCAGGTCTTCCCGAGCTCCGGATCCTTCTGGGCGAGACGCGCCATCGTGGAATGGATGCCCTGGCCCGAGGAAGCGTTCCACTCGGCCATGCGATCGGCCAGCCCCACCGGAGACTCCCCGACGATGCGGTCCAACAGCTGCCGGGTGACCACCTTCGGGAGCGTCGGGACCCCGGCCTTCTCGGCCATGTCGTAGAGGACGTTGACACCCTGCGGATCCCGCGGGCGGAACATCTCCACGAGGTTCTCCGGGTTCTTCTTGGCGAGGTTCCAGGCGGCCGTCTGGTAGAACTCCTGCTTGGCTCCGTAGAACTGGTTGGCCTGCTTGAAGGCCTCCAGAGCAGCCTCCCCGACGGGAGAGCCCGCGAGCTTCTTCTCGAGCAGCCCGGTCCCGATCCTCTTGAACTCCTCGAGTCCCTTACGCGCCAGGTCGCTGGTGGCGGGGTCGTTAATCCTGGACGTGGCATCCCCGATCGCCTTCATCAGCTCGGACGGATTTGCCTGCCGCTGGCCCTCGGCCGCCCTCACGAGAGAAAGCCAATCGGCCGGGGGTTGGTTGAGCTCCTGCGCGATGCCTTGTTCCGGTGTGCCGTAGAGGTATGGGCGCCCCGGGGCAACGTTCACCTGGCCTCCGCGCACCGCGGCCTCGGCCCGGAGCTCGCCGCTTTGCATCGGAGGGCCCGGGCCTCCCTTGTCGCCAAGGACGAACTCCGAGCTCCCCATCCTGAGCGTCTTGGGGCGCTCGCGCTCCATGCGGAGAATCGTCCTGGAGATCGGCGTCACGTCGATCATGCCTGGGACGAACGGCTCGGACATCGGCGCCGCCCGCTCGAAGGCCTGGGCCGCACTGGCAGCTGCTTCGTACATGGAACGCGACTGCCTCTCGAAGGCGCCGTCCGAGGCTATTCGGAACTTCCCCGTGGGCGCCCCATAGCCCGCGATGTTCTCGACGGCAGCCTTCCCGGCCAGGGCGAGCTCCTGCTCGGCCGTACCCTTGAGCTTCGCGAAGTCGTCCAGGGCCGCCTTCACGGCGATCGACTGGTTCTCGACGACGGCCAGGTTCCGTTTCGCGATGGCGTAGGCGCCACCCTTCGTGCCCTTCGCCCAGTCCAGGGCTGCGTTTGCGCCCTTTTGCAGCACGGGCTTCCCGAGGTCGGCAGCGCCCTCGACCGTCTTGGCTGCAGCGGGGAATCCGTACCCAAAGAGGGCCTCTCCGGTGGCCTGCGCCCCAGCCTGCGACAGCGCGGCCTTGTTTGGATCCCGACCGCTGGTGAGGCCCCCGAGCGCCCCTCCTGCGCCAGCAAGGGACGCACGCCAAGCGCTCATCACGAGCTTCCCGAGAGTCGGCCCGTACTTCGCAGCGGCAGCGCCTGCCGAGATCGGGATCGAAGCGCCTTCGGTAGCGGCAGCCGCCCACAGCGCGTCCCCGAAATTTTCCTGAATCGCTCCGTAGAACCCGCTCCCGGGATCCCCGGGCTGCATGGTCGGGCCAGCCGTCTGCGTTCTGCCGGTTGCCGGGTCGATCTGCGGGGCCTGCAGCGTCGGCGGAGCTCCCTGGGGCGAGATGCCGTACTCGCCGCCTAGCCCGGACTGCGGATGCGAGGCGATCATCTGAAGTGGCTGCGCCGAGCCCCCTAGGCCCTCGAGCGTGAGACCGCCCAGAAGGTCCGGGCGCTGCTCCTTCAGGTAGCCGATCGTGTCTGTGGTGGAGAGCTTGTCGAGGCCGGGGACCTGCGACTTGACGTACTCCAGGTACGCCGCGGAGTCCTCCGGAGAAAGCTGGTCCGGCACCTACTGCCCCTTCTTCTGCCGGAGCCACTCCTCCGGCGAGAGGACGCCGCCGGTAGCGGCCGCGCCGCCGCCCCCGCGGATGATGGGCCCGACGGACATCGGCCCCTTCCAATCCTTTCCCTTGAGGAAGTAGTCCGAGTTTTTCGGGTTGTTGAGGCCCAGGAGAAGCGCGTTCTCGGGCGCCGTCCAGTCGATTGCCTTCCTCGAGACGATGGGCGCGCGACGGTCGTTGTTGGCCCCACGGATGACATCCAGGATGGCTGCAATCTGGTCCGGGCGCTGGTTCTTCGCGGCGCCCAGGGCCTCGATCCTCTTCCAGCCCTCGGGGCTGCGGAGCAGGGACGTGGCGCCGTTCGGGTTGATGACGTTCAGGATCCTGGGGAGTTCGTGGGCTAGCTGGGACTCGTACTGGGTGCGCTCCGCACCCTTGAGCCACGACGGCAGGATCGCCTGGGTGTTCACTGACACCGACTTCGTCTTCGGGTCGATGCTGAAGATCGGGCCCGAGATGTCCTTGAAGATGGGGTCGGCCATCATCCTCTCGGTACGGTCCAGGAGCTGGTCCGTCGAGAAGGACTCGTCCATGATCTTGTGTTCCTGGGGGCTCAAGATTCCCTTCTCTTTGAGAAGGGCGCTCGCCAGCTGTCCCGCGCCACGACCCTTGGTTTGAGCCTCGGCCTGCTTCTCCGGGATGCCGCGGTTGAGCATCTCCTCCTTCAGGCTGACGGCGAGGTCGTTCTTGATCTTTCCGACGTCCTGGGTCCGCTGGACGACGAGGGGCGTCTCCTTCTTGAAGGTGTCTACCGCGACGTTCCCCTTGGCCTGGGCGAGCTGCGTCCCGACGTCGATCCGGATCGGCGCTTTCGCCTTCTCGATGGCGACGCCCTCGGCGACCCGCTGCTTGGACGCTTCTTCGCGTCCCGCCAACGTCGCCTGGTACAGGCTCTGGAGGTTCTTGTAAGCGTCCTCGGCGTCCGGGAGATCCATCCCGGCCTTCTTGATGGCATCGCGGACGAACTCGTCATGCGGGGCGAGGCGCGGGATCTTGTCGTCGCGGGCGTCCTTCGTGTACGGGGACAGGAACTTGTCGATCGAGGCCTCGTCCTGCTTGGTCTCGGCCTTGTCCATGGCGGCCTTCTTGAGGGCGAACTCCTGCATCTTCAGGTTCTCCTCGAAGGTGTCCTTGGCGAGCTGGCGCTGCAGCGTACCGGCTGCATTGGCATGGCCCGCCTGCTCCTGCTCGAGCTGCGCCATGGTCTGTAGGAGTCCCATCCTGCGCTGCGCGAGAGCGTCAGGAGACGGGTTCAGCGAAGCGTTGGCGTACCCCAGGGCCCGGACGATCGCCGGCATCCGGGGGTCCTGGGCAGCCCCGGCGGCCACGGCCGAGAGGACGGACAGGAGCGGGTTCGCCCGGATCTTGTCTTCCTGGGCCTTGAGCCGGAGAGCCTCGGCATTGAAGGCAGCCTGCGTCTGCTGGTTCTGCCGGAAGCCGCCAAGAAGTTGGAAGAAGTCCTTGGCCGGCATGTCCCCCTTGACCCTGCCGGCGGAGTCGATGGACCAGGAGGCGGGCTCGATCTGGCCGTCCTCGTTGGTGGCCTTCTGGAAGAGGCCGAACGCCTGCACCTCCCCAAGGTTCTTCTGGACCATGTCCTGGTCCTGGAACTCCGGCGAGATGCCGCTCGGCAGCCCCTGGTCCTGCAGCTCGTTCTGACCGAGACCAGCGGGCTGCTCGAGACCGAAGAGCTGATCGTAGGCGCTCACCCGAAGAGCCCTCCGCGCTGGTTACCCATCCCGTAGCCCTGCCCTCCCTGGTACCAGTCGGCGTTCCCGCCCGCCTGGAAGGTGGAAGCGTTCCCGAGGCCCCACTTGTCCTGCTGGCCGCCCTGGTTGAAGCCGCCGTAGAGGGCCCCTGCCGCGTTCACGGCCCCGAGGACGTTGGCGTAGGTGCGGTTGTAGTTCGGCAGCATGGAGATGTTCCGGAGATCGTTCCCGGCTGCGCCCTGGGCCTGGTTCCCGGCCATGACGGACTGCCCCATCTTCATCTGCATGATCTTGTTGGCCTGCTCGATCCCCCCGAGGCCTTCCTGGACCCGGGAGGAGTAGAGGGCCTGCGCCATCTTGGCGCCCATCACGTCGGGCGAGAGGGCGTTCTGGGTATTCCCGCCCTGGAGGGCCCCCTGGCCGGCCGCGAGAGAGGCCTGGACTTCGCCCTGCCCCTGGCCGATGAGGCCCTCCTGGAGGCCCGCACGCTGCGCTGCGAAGGCATTCTGGACGTACCCGGGCTCGGCCTGGGCCCCGGCGAGGAGGTTCTGCTGATTCCGCAGGGAGGCGAAGCCGGTGTCGTAGGCCTTCTTGGCGTACTCCCCGGTCTGGCGAGCGAGGGCGTTCGCGGATTCGGACTTCGCGCTGGACATCAGCCCCCCTTGGCCCCGTAGTAGCCGGCGAAGCCGCCCCCGATGGCCCCGATCGCCGCACCGTAGCCGCCCCCGATGGAACCCCCGATGGAGGCGCCGGTACCGGCTCCGGCGAGGGCACCGCCCCAGGGATCCTGGTTGCTCATGCCGCCGATAGCGCCGCTCTGGAGCGAGGAGAACCCCTGACCCATGTTGAACGCCGCGCCCGTGCCCTGCCCAAGCATCGTCATCAGCTGATTGTACTGAGAGAGCCCCGCCTGGGATTCCTGGAACTGGAGGTTCCGCATCCCCTGGACCCGCTGGTGGTCCATCTGGGCGGCCTGGAGAGAGATGGCGTCCTGGACCTGAGACGGCTGGAAGACCTCGCCGGACTGCCGAGCCTGCTGCTGCAGGAGCCCCTGGTTGGACCGGAGCCCCTGGTCGTAGCTTTCTCCCAGCTGGGTCCTGGCGGTCTCGAAGGTGTTGTGGACGTCCCTGTTCAGGGAGTTCCCGGTGCCCAGCTGCTGGTACAGGGAGTCGAGGGTGGCCTTGAGACCAGGAAGGGCGATGTCGGATAGCTGCCCCTGGACGTCGAAGTTCGTCCGTGCGGCTTCGGCCGCGGCGGCTTCCTGGGGGCTAGCTGAGCTCATCCTGTTTGGCCTCCGTGGGCCAGGATCCGTCCTCCGGCTCCCGGCGATCCATCAACCGCTTGACGACCGGCAGCTCCCTGCCGGCCACCCCCTCTAGGATAGCCCGCTTCTCAGGGTCCGGATGAACCCGGGCCACCATGGCGACGAATCGGTCGGTGGTTCGCTCGTCAAAAGCGGAGTTGAAGAACTGGCACCCGAGGCTGACCTTGGCCCCCCAGATGTTGCAGTCGTGGAAGCCGCAGGAGTTGTTCTCGATGAAGTCGAGGTCGGCCCCGTGCAGGTTGCACCTCTCGAAGTGGGCGGTTCGGACCGTGACGCCTGCGAAGTTGACGTACTGGAGATCGCAGTCGAAGAAGTTGACGCGCCGGAAGATGGACCCGACGAAGGAAGAAGCCCCGAGTTTACAGCCGGCGAAGTCGACATGGTCAAAGATTGACCCCCCGAAGGAAGCGAGCTCCCCTTGGCAGTCGAGGAACTCCAGGTTGGTGAACTTGCTCCGCGTGAAATCACTGCTTCCCAGCTTCGCTTCCCGGAAGAGGCCCGACCACTCCGACTGGTTCGCCAGGGCGAACCGCAGGTCCGGCCTCTCGAACGTTCCCTGCCCCACGTAGCCTTGCAGCTTCCGCCGAATGAGTGAGATTGAGGGCACGGAACGCCTCCTTGTGAGTGGCCACGCCGGTGTTGACGACCGCCCGCGATGCTACGTCGGCCCGTACGAGGGCCTGGAGGGCCTCGCAGGACATCGCCTGGAGCGGGGTGTGGTACGAGATCACCTTGTGGTGCCGGGTCGTAGGTGCCCCCGGGTGCGTCTCGTTCCACGAGCAGGAGAGCTTCCAGTCGTTGAGCGCGTGGAACTGGATGCCGCAGTCGGTGATGTGGATCTCCGCCTCTCCGACCTTCTCCTTCGTCCCCTGCCAGGCCTGGTGTTCCTGGTGTTTGACCCCCCAGTGCTGGGCTTTCGCGTGGAGCTCGTCGAGGATCTCCTCGTGGCGTGCCGGGTCCTCGTCGTGGCGGAGCTTGTAGCTGATGGGGACGAGTAGCTGGATCCCCTGGGCGCCCTTGGCCCCCTGGGCGGCGACCTGGACCTCGAGATGCCCCGTGACGTGAACGTGACCCGCCCCGCCCTCGCTGGTGGTGCTCATGGCGAGACGGTGGATGACTTTTGGAATTGGTACTTTCGCCATAGGAGGGATTATGACGCTTCGGATCGACAAGTTCCTGACGGCCAAGGGAGACTACGAGGTTCCGCCCAAAGATGGAGGGCATCCGATTTGGCTCGGCGACAAGGACTCGCTTGACGTGGTTTTCTACGAGGCGTACCTGTCGCTCGACTTCCGGTACTTCTTCTGCACCTGCGGGACTCCGGCGACGGTATGCGATTTCGTCTATCGAGTCCTGAGGGCGCTCTCCGGCAACTTCGACGGGCGCCCGGAGGAGTGGAAGGCCTGGTATGAGGCCTACGACCGAGGGCTCGACGCCGTGCTCCCGGACCGCGGGACCCGATACTTCGTCTTCTATACCCTCGACCTTCTCGGGCTCACCGACCACGGCACGTTCGTCCCTGGGTGGCCGTCACAGAAGGGCCTGGACTTCATGGCCGACTACGAAGAGCTTGCGCGGCTCGGCGTATGGGAGGAAGCCCTGTGAAACAGGCTCCACCCATTCGCGTCCTCTGTGCTGCCTGCGGAGAGGTCCTCTTCCGCTGGCCCTCGGGGCTGCGGCCACACCCCGTGTGCGACCAGGCCTGCCTGTCGGAGCTCCGGAGGCTCGGCCTCGTGAAGTGCGGCGGTACGCGCCCCATCCGGGACCAGGGAGGACGCCGGTGGTGCGGCCCCTGCGGGAAGTGGCATGCCCTCGACGTACGGTGGGCCTCCAGGCACATCTGCCGTGAAGCAGCCAGCCAGCTGCAGCGGGAGCGGCGGGTCGTGGAGAGGCTAGCCCGGGGGGATCGGGGCCGGCTTGTTGTGGCAGAGGATCCCTCCCGCGAAGTAGTTGTGGGGGCCGGCGACCGTCAGCGTGTGGACCTCGAGCGATGAGGCGTCGCGCTGGGCGATGCCGTCCACCTTGCGGGTGATCTCCAGCCCATCGAGCTCTCCGACGAGGAGCTCCCCGAGCTTCACCTGGGTGGCCTTGATGAAGCGGACGCAGCCCTTCCGGCGGACGCCCACCCGGTGAGAGGTCGAGCAGGTCAGGACGCCGTTCTGGCTGTAGAGGTCCACGAACCGGGAGACCCGGCCCTTCGTGGTACCAAGGATCTTCCGGTTCACCAGGCGCGTTCCCAGCTTCGACACGACGAGCTCCCCGGGGTGCAGGCTCTCGATCGCCCGGTAGCCGTCCGGTGTCAGGACGACCGTCCCGCGGGGCACGCAGCGGTACGTGACGGGGTCGTAGCGGTCCGGGTTCCCACCGTTCGTCTGCTGGTCCCCGCCTGGCTCGTCGTCCTGGCGCATGTCGGGGATCCAGGCCGCTCCGATCCGGCCGCCGTTCACCATCAGCTTCTTGATCCGAATCTTGTCGGCGTTCTGCCCGATGAGCCCGAACTTGAAGGCGTAGCGGTCGAACTTGATGGTGATGGTGACGGTCCCGGCGTGCGAGGCGAAGCCCCAGGCGGCCGAGACGACCAGCTGCTCGCAGTCGTCCGGGGCGGTCCCGGCCCCGGCGAGGACCTGCTGGATGACGACGTTCTGCGTGTTGCCGACGCCGTCATTCAGGACCGCCGTGCAGCCCACCCACCGCTCGCGGAACTTCGTGCCAGAGGTCCACTGGACGGTCGTCGAGGCGTTCGTCAGGGTGACGTTGGACGGCACCGGGTTCTCGTGCGGGAGGCGCCCCATGGCCTTCAGGCGCCCGGTGGGGTCGGCGTAGTCCGAGGGGATCGCGCTGCAGGAGATATCCCCGCCTACGTCGTCGCGCTCGATGCCGTTCGGGTAGGCCGGGAGGTACGGCGGGTTCGCGTAGACGTTCGAGTCGTACCGGATCATCTGCATCCGGAAGATCCCGATCCCTCCCGTGCCCGTGGTTCCGGCCGTCTTGGCATAGCAGGTCATCACGAGGTCCTCGTTGAAGAGGAACTTCGCCTTCGCCGCGTGCTGCCATAGGACGGTGTAATCGGCGCCGGAGGCCGCGTTCGTGGGGTCGAGCTCGATCTCGCCGGAGCTCCCGTTCGCCACGCCGCTCGCGATGAAGTAAGGGATGACCTGGCCCCCGTTCGAGATGAGGTACTCCCAGATGCTCCACGAGTCCGTCGCGGCCCCGCCGCCAGGCGCGTCCCGGCCCTGGGTGCCGGTCTCGTACCTGATCCCCGTCTCGGCCACGGGATCCGTCAGGCCTGCGCCCGCGGGGTACCACGAGAAGTAGGCCTTGAACGTCGGCTGCCCGTTGACCGGGACGTTGATGGCCGGGCCATAGGCCCCGCCGTGGTCGATCGTCAGCGTCAGGTTCACGTTGCCCGGGCACCCCGAGTAGAGGCGCGTGTTGAACAGCCGGTTGTGGAAGTTGTCGCGGTAGATGGAGGGGTCGTCCTCGGCCCCGGCGTTGCCCATGAGGGTCACCGCGCCGGTGACCGAGCCCACGTAGAACGGGTAGGTCCCGTTCGACGGGAATGCCGTGTTCGTCGTGAGGGCGTTCGGGGAACCCGCGGACCACGAATCGGCCGTGACGACCCGGGCATCTGTCCCGTTCGAGATCGTCTTCCCTTCGTAGTCCGACGAGAAGAGGTCGCCGGCGTTCCAGGCCAGCGCCGTCCCGGTGACCGTCATCTGACCCCAGTACGCGGAGCGGTTCTCGGTACCTTCGACGTTCGTGGCTGTCACCCAGTAGGCGTAGACACCGGCGTTCGTGGGGTCGAAGTCCCAGCCCGTGACCGGCGTCGTGGCCGGGACCGTCGGGTCGTTGTTGAACTGCCGATCAACCCAGGTGATCTTCCCGCCGAAGGACACGATGGTCTCCTTCGTGACGGTGGCGTAGACGGAACTCGGCCGCGCTGCGTAGAGGTTCGGCTCGAGATACGACCCCAGGCGCACGCGGTAGATGTTGTAGCGGTCGATGGTGTTGTCGAACTGCGTCACCGTGGACGGAGAGTCCCAGAACAGCTGGACAGTGGCGCCCATGAAGAGCGCCGTCACGGAGTTCGGGTTCAGGGGCTTCGAGAGAGCCAGGGAGATGCCAAAGGGGAACTCTACGTACGGGGAGTTGAGGACGTCCGGGCGCCGGGTGCCACCCCTCGAGATGGAGACGAAGTACATCCGGACCGGGTGCGGCGTGAACTGGATCGCCTGGTGGTCCGGGAGGTAGATGACGTACGGGAGCCCGGTCTGCGTCCGCCAAGGGAACGAAACCGTGTTGAGGACGATCTGCGGACCGGCGGGCGTCCCGACCGTCAGGGCGATCTCGTTGTCGTAGCGATGGATCGCCCCGGAGGTCTCGGCGTTGGCGGTCCCGTAAAAGCAGAGCCTGCGGGGCGCCGTCCAGTTGCTATCCCAGTGCGGGTTTCCCTCTCCGTTCAGAGTCGCCGATCCGTTGGTGGCCGCGATCGTGCCGGTGGTGTACGGGACCGGTGAGTCGGGCTGCAGCCGGAAGGTCCCCACGAGGGGAGAGCCGCCGGGGGCATCCGTCTGGGACACGAACCACGCGCCCTCGACCACCTGCCCGTCGGTGACGTTCTCGTTGTCCTGCTCGTAGTTCTGGAGGTAGATCTGGTAGCCAGCAAAACTGCCCCTCGGCTCAGGGATCAGGGCCGAGACGGTAGCCCGGACGAGCTTCCGGCCCTCCACGAGCTCGGGCTGCAGAAGCACCTGGACGCCCGTGACGTCCGCCGGGATGTCGCTGTCGTTCCCCTCTCCTGGCCCTCCGCCCCCGCCAAGGATGGTGTGGGTGGGGTTCTCCACCGGGGGAGAGGGGAGGGACTCGGTCCCGAGGGCGTTGACGGAGACCGCGAAGAACCAGCACCCCTTGCCGACGTACTGGGCGTCGTACAGGACGACGTTGCCCCCCTTCCCGGGGGACGAGATGGACCCGACGAGCTGCCCCGCCTTGAAGACCTGGAAGGCCTTGACGGGGTCGGAGATGTCGGAGGGTGGATCGACCGTCGAGTACGGGGTCTCGTAGATGCGGTACTCGGTGGTGGCGTAGCGGGTCTGGGGGACGATGTTGTCCCCGACGATGAACCCGAGGGTCGCTTGGCTCGAGACCTTGTTGACCTGGAACGTCGTTGGGGTAGGCGGCCGATGCCCCAGCAACCCATCGAGGTCATCGTGGTCGCTGGCGCTCCGGGCCGTCTCGTCCCGGTTGTCCGAGTACTGCATCTAGAGGGAGATCCCTTCCTGCTCCTGGACGTCCGAGTAGCAGACGTCGAAGGCGAAGAGGTCCGCGGTGTCGAAGCCCGCGGGCGTCATGTCGATCTTGATGAGGAATCGGTACCCGACGAGCGGGGCCACCACCGTGGTGCCGCCGTACGGCTGCGTCTGGATGGTCGTGCCGCCGGTCGGGAAAGCGTAGGCCTCGGCCACGTCCGGACCCTCGATCGGAACCGCTCCGGTGGGGTAGATCCGGTACGCGGGGTCGATTGACTGGACGCTCGGCACGGTCACCGAGGGCACCTCATCCACGTAGATGGTGACGGGCCAGTCGGTCGGCACGTTCGAGACGTACATCCTGACGAAGTTCAGCTGCTTCCGCTTCTTCTCGTCGTCGATGAAGGTCAGCGGGAAGGTCTTCAGCCAGCAGTTCGCGAGGGCTGCCCCGGTGGCGGGGCTGTACCGCAGCCAGCCGCGCAGGGCACCCGCCGAGACCCAGATCTCGTCCACCGGGTTGACGCTCCCGTAGAGGCTTGCGAAGGCGTCGGGGATCACCTGCAGGCCACCCTGCGAGAGGTCCGAGCGCATCCGGGTCCAGATCTTCCGGTCGTAGTCGTACTGCAGGAGGTCGTCCTCGGTCCTGGCGAACACCAGCTTCCGGCCCTCGATGGTGGCGGTGTGGACGCGGGAGACCTTGTAGCGCGCGAGGTCTGGCAGCGAGGCGGTCAGCTTGTCCTGGATGGGAGCCGAGAGGGAGATGTTCCCGAGGCCAGGCGCCAGCATGTAGACCTTCTGGTCCTTCCCCAGGTAGACGACGGCGTCCGAGTTCTCCGAGGTATCTCCCGTGAACTCCGTGATCTGGTAGCTGCCCACGCCCATCATGTGGGTCGAGAAGCGGATCAGGCGGTAGTTCGTCTCGTTGTTACCGACGACCGTGTAGGCCCAGCGCTCCGTCATGATGACGGCCTGGTTCCCGATCAGCTTCATGCCGGTGATGCGCCCGTCGGCCGCGGGGATGCGAAGGACGTTCCTCGAGGGGAAGCACTCCTCCGGCACGCCGAAGGTCACCTGGATGTTGTCCGCCGAGTAGCGGACCGCGGAGGGGTCGTTGACGGGTGCCCCGAAGATGCGCCCGTCCCAGTAGACCATCGTGGAGAAGGGAGGCGGCTTGTTGTTGGTCAGGTACGGGCCCTGGAGAGCCCCCACGTTGAGCAGGTAGCTGTCCGCCCAGCCGTCCGTGAAGGTCAGGGGCCCGCCCGTGTTGGCCAGGTTGCGCGGGGGCGGCTGCGCTCCGCCGGGAGGCTCGACCGTCAGCTGCAGAAGGTAGGAGCCGTTCTCGAGGATGGTCCTGAAGATGACGATGCTCGTGAACCGCGTGTCCCCGGTGGTCGTGATGTCGTGGAGGACGATCCCGACGTCCTTCTGATTCGTCTCGGTGACCTGGACGTACGGGGAGATGTTGGAGATGTGCCCGGTGATCGGGTCGTAGTAGGCGTAGGCATACCGCGGCCCGTTCCCGGTCCAGGACAGGTTCCCGGTGTTGCCGTTCGTGGGGGCCGACCAAGCCGTCAGGCCTGCGTAGGCCAGGTTCAAGGTCAGCTGGTAGCCGAAGATGTTGAGGGTCGCGAACGGGGCGCCTGTGGCCGTCAGGGGGCCCTGCAGCGTCAGGATGGTGCTCGTGGTGTTCGTGGGCGTGAAGTACGAGGCGATCGGGATGTTGGTGTTGACACCGCCGGTCGTGGTGACGAAGCACCCGTTGTAGATGTTCGGGGCGAGGACCACGCCGGCCAGGATCACCTGGTTCGAGCCGATCGTCCCGGTAGCGGTGGCGGCCGGGTTGAAGTTCACGGTCGTGTTGGCGACGACGACGTAGTTGTCGGTCCCGGTCCCGGCCAGGTTCGGCAGCGTGATCGTCTTCCCCACGAGCCCGGCGCCCGTCCCGAACTTGTGGGTGCCGCTACCGGGGATGCCCGTGGGCGCCGCCTCCGTGATCACCGCCGAGCCCTTCGTGGCGTAGGCGTTGACGGCGAAGGTCTTCGTGGCGTCGAAGGTGTAGGTGGGCGCCGTGGCTGGGCCCACCACCCCCGAGTCGTAGACGTTCGTTCCGTCGAAGATGAAGTTGTCGGTCCCACCCCAGCAGATGTGGCAGCGGTTCTTGATGTTCAGGAACGTCGCCGGGACGCACGGGTTGCCGGTGAACTTCAGGAGAGCCCCGGCCCCTGTGTAGTTCCAGATCCGGTGGGCGTGCTGCCGCGTGTCGCTGTTGTGCCCGAGGATGTTGATGGTGGCGTTCGCCGAGGGGTCCGTCGTGGAGAACTTGTAGAAGGGGTGGACCACGTAGGACGTGAACGGCAGCTGCTCCACGGTGATCGTGGTCGTCAGGTCGTTCGGGTACGGCCAGACGGCCAGCGTGGTGATCGAGGTCTCGTCGTAGGAGTAGGGCGTGCTCGAGCCCCCGTTGACCCCCGTGATGACGGTGACCAGCTGGTTGACCCCGTCGTCGATGGTGACCTGGTAGCCCACCTGCGTGACGTCCCACTTGGCCCCGGACGCCCAGAAGAAGATGTTCGAGCCGTTCGCTGCCTCCCCTACGTTCTGGGCCTGCGGGATGGCGTCGTCGGTGGTGTTGGGAATGGCGTACGAGGCCGCCTCTTTCCGCCACCTGCCGTAGAAGACGGAGGCGTTGAAGACGTCGTAGGTGTCCAGAAGAGGACCGGCCTGGTGGGAGTGGATCTGGGTCTTCGCCCCGCCCTTCCCCTGCTGGTCCGGGACGAAGCGGACGACCCGGGCGTTCTTGAAGAGCACGAGCTACTCCTGCCTTGCGAGCTGCCGCTCCTGCGTCTGCTTGGCCTGCTCCATGAGCTCGGAGACTACCTCCTTGGTAGACCTCGTGCCGGCCGCCAGGCGCCCCAGGGCGACCTCTCCGCGCTTCTGGGCCATCTCCCAGCCGGCCAGGGAGTAGATGCGCTTGATCTCGGCCTCGGCCAGGTCGACGATCACGTCGTCGTAGGCGTCAGGGGTCGGGTAGTACGTGCTCCCGCCGACCGCGAGGGGTGCCGGGGTCAGCATGTGGTAGACGAGAGGCATCGCGATACCACCGGGCGGAATGGCCGCGGAGCTCGGGTTGAACCAGGCCGTGTAGCCGTACGTGGCTGGGGCTCCGGTGTTGTTCGCGCTCCAGGTCCAGGCGGAGAACATCCCCTGGCCCGCCATCGGAGAGCCACCCGTAGTCTGCAGCATCTGGAACTTCTCCCACGGCAGGTACGGGATGGTGGTCCTCCACTGGGGGCCCCCTGAGATCCAGGCTGGTTTCGAGGGGTCGAAGTTGGCCGGAAGGGCCACCTGGACGGGGGTCCCCGGGAGGACGGTCAAGGTGGCGTAGGTGACACGCCAGACGGTGGGCCCGTTCTGGTCGATCCAGCGGAAGCCCTCGTTGAGCTTGTCGAGGGCCTGCGTCGAGGTGATGCCGATCGGGCACCGCTTCAGGATCTCGTTGACCATGTCCTGGGTCGAGAGGGTGCTACTCACTGCGGGAACACCGAGAGACCCCACTGGGTCATGCTGCCCTCGCGCCCTGCGTTGCCGCCATGGGCCCCGGCAGAGTTCTCGATAGCCGTGGTGCCGATCCGGCGCCGGAGGTCTTTAAGGCCCCTCGTAGCCCTCGCGTCGGCCATCTGGGCAACGGGCAGCTGATACGCCATCCCCAGGGAGGCGGTAGCCATCCATTCGAGGACGTCGTCGAAGGACTCGGGGACCTCGCTCATCTGGGTGGGGTCCGTCAGGTCGATGGGCATCCGCCGGTAGTGGAGACGCATCTGGGAGACGCCCCCGGGAGGCGGGATGACCTTGATCTTGTGGCGCCTCGTGACGGCGTCGTAGCCGTAGTCCGCGAACCCGACTGGGATGTTCGAGAAGAACTGGACCAAGGAGATGGCCTGCTCCTCGAGGGCGATCCGCGGGAGGTGGCCGACCCGGAGGCGGTTCATGGGCTGGGCCAGCTGGAGGTCCTGCCCGGGCTCGAAGTCCGCCGGCATCGGGTAGACGTCCTGGTAGATGATGTAGCCGGCTCCGACCTGCGAGACGTTCGGGACGTCCAGGACGATCAGGGTGGTCGGTGACGTCACCTGGGCGATCCGGTAGGCCATGTTGTTGGCCCCCGTCATGATCCGCTTGTCGGTCCACGAGGTGTCCCAGGCGGTCCCGACCCCGGTGATGGTCGAGCTGTTGGCCACGAGGTTGATGCTTCCGAGGGTGTAGTTGGCCGGGACGGAGACCACGGTATCGGCGTAGACCCAGGGCCAATCCCACTTCCGGTGGAGTTCCTTGTTGGCGCAGGCAAGGGCCTCGACGATCTCCCCCAGGCCGACGGTGTAGCCGTTCAGCCTGCGCTGGACCGCCGCGACCATGGCCTCGAGGGTGCGTCGAGCCACGTCAGGCCGCCTTCTCTACCTTGGGGTCCTTCATGTTGAAGAGCCGGCGCAGGGCCTTGATGGCGACGTCAGGGGAGCCCGTGACGGCACCGGTGTGGTCCGGCAGGGTCTCCTTCCAGATGATGTAGTTGAGGTCCCTGTGGGCCGTAGGACGCTTGGCGACCACGTCCACCTTCTTCTCCCGGTCCTCGGGCTTGAAGGACGTCCACTGCATGAGCTCGGGATAGAGGTGCCTGGCGTCCGTCTCGAAGGATCGGAGGGGGTCGACGGCTCCAGTGGCCACCTTCTTCGGGTCCTTCTTCTGGTTCCGCATCGTCGGATCGTTCTGCGCGATCTCCGAGGCGGCGTAGATCTGGGGTTCCGGCATGTCGCTCCTCCTAAGAAAAACAGGGGGCCCGGAGGGGCCCCCCGTGCAGGGGTAGTCTAGCCGATCGACGCTTACGCGCCGGTGAAGTTGACGAGGCAGGGGATCAGCTGGCCCGCGCCAGCGTAGGCGTACTGGGGCACGATGGCCGTGCCGGCCGAGTAGAGGTTCGCCGTGGTGCCGCCGCCGAGGATCTGGCCCGCCGCGGCCGGGATGGCCGGGACGCCCGAGACGAGCGCTGTGCCGTTTCCGATCGCGCTGACCAGGGCCACGCCTGCCAGCTGGACGACGGTGTAGTTGCCGCTGGTGACCGTGCCGAGGGCCACGCCGACCGGCTGGAGGGACGCGGTGCAGACGCGCACGTTCCAGGGACGGATGATGACCACGGGGTTGGTGTTCGCCGGGGCGGCCGTGAAGACGTCGGCGTCCTTCGGGTTGGAGGCGACATACGGGTCGTTGAGGGCGACGGTGATGGTCGACGCCGTGTTGGCCTTGATGCGCCGGAGGTCCTTGTTGGTGGCGTCGACGAAGACGAAGTTGTCGACCTCGGCGTTCACCGTGAGGTTCCCGGTCGTCAGGTTGAGGACTGAGGTGGTCGAGCCCGTGAGGGCCGTATCCGTCCCCGGAGCCGCCCAGGCGACCAGCTGGCCGACCGTGAGGCCCGCGGTGGCCTTGACCCACATGAAGGCGTTGCCGGCCCCGGAGCGCGGGGAGCCCTTCACCCAGAACGTCTCGCCCAGCTGGACGCCGTTCGGGAGGGTCGTGACGTCGATCGAGGCCGCGTTGTACCAGGGGATCAGCGGGCCGTCGTTCTGCGCGGAGGTGGTGTAGTAGTCGAGGAGGCGCCAGTTCTGCTGCATGTTCCTTTCCTTCTGTCCTGTAGGTTCCGCGCCCTACGCTGTGATCCCATCTAGGACAGCCCCGAACATGCGGGCCACTGCACAGACGGAAAGGCGGAGAGAGACGATCTTTCCCCAGGCCAGCTGGTAGGGGTACTGGAGGTTGTCGGTCCACTCGAAGAACATCGAGGGATCGGTGGTCACGAAGAAGTCCTCGGGGTCAAACATGTACATCCGGCCCGAGGGGCACTGGCGGTCCCAGATCCAGGGGATGCCCTCGTAGTAGAGGCCCCGGATGAACTGTCCGCTGCTGCCGTTCTCGCCCTGGAAGGTGAGGTCGGCCTTCTGCCCGGGGACGTCGATGTACCGCACGATGCCGAGGTTGGTCTGGTTGTAGTAACCAGCCACATCCTGGGCCGAGAGGATCACCTTGGGGCGCTTCACGGCGCCGTCCGTGCAGAGGTTCATCGTCGAGTAGACGAGGTCCTGCGAGGTGCCCTTGACGCCGTTGGCGGCGAACGAGCCGAACGAGGTGACGGCGTTGTTCCTCCACCAGACGTTGGTGGCCGAGAGGCCGCCGACCGGGCGCGGGGTGAGGTCGACCGTCGGGGTGGTCGAGATCATGCCGGCGAGGCCAACGGGAGCGAGGTTGTTGAAACCGGACCCGTCCCCGTAAAGGGCGGTCCCGAGGTCCGTCGTCATGGTCCGCATGGCCTGGTCGATCCGGCTCTGCAGGATGTTGAAGAGCGCGACCTTGCCGCGGTTCTCCACCTGCTCGGTGCGCGTCGTGCTGACGGCCGAGCCCAGGTAGAACCACTGGTAGATCAGGGGGAGCGCCGTCTGGGCCGGCGTCTGGTCGAAGGTCTCCGCCCCCTGGAACCACTTGGTCGTGCTGTTGTACCCGTACGCCGCGGAGGTCTGGTAGATCCGGCCGCCGGCGGTGTCGGTCTTCTTGTAGTTGTCCATCATCACGGAGACGACAGGGCGGTAGTCGAGGAAGTTCTTCTCGAGGCCCTTCTTGAAGTTCTTGATCGTCGCCGTGAAGAAGGTGTCGAACGGGATCGTCGTGTTCCCGCCGGCTGTGATGTCGATGACGTTCGTTGGCACTTGAAGCTCCTATCGGTTGCCGGCCATCAGCTCCGCCATGGCAGCCTCTGCGGCCTCCTGGAAGGTCTTGTATTCCCTCGTAGGAGTGGCGGTTCCATTGGTTCCGACGCGAGTGGTGGAGGCCGGGAGACCGCGCACCTTCGCAAGCTCGGCTTCGACGCCCTTCTTGATGGCCGCGGCGTTGGCCTTCTGGGCCTCGGCCGCCTGGGCCTTGAGCGTCTGGTTCTCGAGCGAGAGGGCGATCCCCTGGGCGACGATCGGGAAAAACTTGAAGTTCTCGACGACCGCCATGTGGGCGAGCGTCGGGTTGGTGCGGATGACCTCGGCGATGTCGCCTTCCCGCTCGGTGACGTACGGGTGCAGCTGACGCGCCTGCTCGAAGGCCTCGCGCTGGGCCACCTGGGCGGCGATGGGTGCCGTCCGTTCGGCGATGGCCTGCTCGACGAAGCGGTCGAACTCGGAGTAGTCGCCCTGCTGGATCTTCTCGCGAAGTCCCTGGAGGGCGCTCTGCGGGGGAGGGGCACCTCCCTGCTGGCCGAGCTTCTCGGCCATGAGCGAGAGGAAGCGGTTCTTGTCGTTGGCAAGCTGCTCCCACTTCTTGGTGTAATCCTGCTTGAAGGGCAGCTCGAACCGGTCCTTGACGCTCTTCGGGAGGGCCGCCGGGTCCAAGGACTCCAGCTTCTTCCAAAGTTCGGCGTTCGGGTCGGCTTCCGGGGTCGACTGGGGCGCTGCGGCAGCCTGCCCCGCTTCCTGCGTGCCGGTAGGCTCGACAGGGGCCACGGGGATGGTGTCTACGGTGCCCTGGTCTTCGTTCGCCATGGTGCTCCTCCTGGTCTATCCAGGACGGGTCAATCTATGACCCGCCCAGTAATCATAGGCTCGCCCTTTGACAGGTCAAGCTGCTTGGGGGGCTCGACCGGCACCAGACCGTTCGAGATTTCGTAGTGGGCCTTCTCCATGGCCTCGAGCAACTGCGGGTGGTCGATCATCGAGGGCTCGGGCTCGTGCTGGTTGTTCAGGCTGCGCCGGAACTCGTCCGGACCAAGGACCGCGAGACCTCTTTCCTTGGCCACCCGGTCCCTGTGCTGGGAGCTCTCGATGGTCAGGCCCAGCTGCACGTCGTGATGTGGATAGATGCCCTTATTTTTTCCCATCATCCCGCCGAACCCGCGCCATTCGATGTGGGCATAGCCGCCGCAGGAGCACTGCGCGACACGGTTCGGGTCCGAGCTCTCGAAGAAGCACTCCCCGAGGGCGCCGCACTTCAGGCATTTCACGTCGTAGAGTGGCATTCGTCACCTCACATCGTCCCCGCGGACGTCCCCATCGGGTTCTGGTCGCCGCGGTTCCCCATCGTGGTGCTGGCCGGGTTGGCCTGGCCGCCTCCGCCCATGCCCCCGGCGAGGACCTGGGTGATGTTCTTGATCTCCGCCGGCGAGAGGCCCGAGGAGACCGCCTGGGCGGCTGCCTCCAGAAGCTGCTCGGGCTTGACGGTCCCCGTCTTGAACTGGACGAGGAGGGCCGCCAAGTTCTGCAGCACCGCCTTGTGGTTCTTAAAGAGCTCGTCGACGCCTTCCCACTGGTACGCCACGGCGAGCCGGCGGAACGGGATGGTGATGTCCCCACCGGTGGCCTGGATGATGGGCGCGATCGACTGGAACAGCTGGAGCTCGGAGGCCTTCCGGCTCTCGTTGGTCTGCGGGGTCGAGGTGTCCGAGAGGACGCGGTACTGGAAGTTCCCCTCGAGGTCCTCCGGCTTGTACTGGAGGAACATCGCGGCCTCGCGCTCGAACTCCGGGAAGATCTTCACGTACCGCGGGAGGGCCATCTTCTGCTGGAGGAACATGAGGTGCTTCTGGCCGAAGTCCTGGAAGAACCGCTCTATGGCCGCCCGGCGGGGCTCCATGCGGGCGCCGAGCTGCTCCTTGATGGCTACCGCCTCCCTGGCGCTGCGTGTCTTGGGCATACCTCCACGGTCAAGGGGGCCGTATCCCAGGATCTCGTGGATCTCGGACTTCACGAGTTCCCGGACCGCCAGCATGTCCTTCTTGGGCGCGATGTCTTCGAGGGTCATGATCAGGGACCGGACGTCCACCTGTTTCTTGTCCTGGCCCATGAGGTCGTCGAGGCTGTCCGGGTCGACCTGGATGAGGTCGTTCCCGAGGGCCGAGTCGGTGGTCTTGGCGGCCTGGTCGTTCGACTGGAGGCCCACGGCCGAGACGTACTTGCGCCATTTCGTCACGGCGTCCTCGTAGATCACCGCGTCGAGCCGGTTCAGGATCATCAGCTGGTTGGCAACGAGGTCCACCTCGGCTTTCGGGTAGAGGCCCTCGGTGTTGGGGTGCATGTAGAAGAGGGTGATGGCGAAGAGGTCCCGACCTCCGACCTGCAGCTGCGCCGGCCAGGGGGCCGTACCGATCTGGTGGTAGCCGTGGTCGGTGACGTAGACGAGACGATGGTTGACCTTGTCGTGGACCTCCCAGACGAGGATCCGCCGGTACTTCGGGTCCTTCTCCTCGCTCTGCTGCTGCGACCCCGGCCGCGGGGAGCGCGAGCCCGACTCCGTCTTGGTCTCCCGTGAGCCGGAGTGGCACTCCGGGAAGTCCTCGATGCCCTCGGGGAGCGAGAAGGACTTGTCGCCCTGGAGCTCGGCCACCGTCGGGTACCACGCCACGGCGCAGTAGGAGGAGTCCGAGAGGTCCAGGAGCGTGCCGGCGGGGTCCGCCAGGAAGTCTTTCGGGTGGATGCGTCGGGCCTCGAAGCGCTGGTCGAGCAGGGCCTCCTGCGCCCCTTCCGTCTCCTCGTCGGCCGCCACCGGGTCCCCCAGAGATCCCTCCGTGGCGTTCGGGTAGGCCACCCACTTCTTCTCGTTCTTCACGCACTCGATGACGGCCGAGTAGCCGTTGATGAACATGTCCGTGATGGCCAGGGGCATCAGGTCACGGGTGTTCATCTGGTCGAAGTCGAACCGCATGATCTGCGACAGCATCCCGGTGGTGGGCATCTTCCCGCTGTCGTAGGCGTCCACGACCCCCGAGGGGTTCTGCGCGAAGATGGCGGCGGTCAGGGCCTCGCACATGCCCCAGCCGTAGGCGAGCGTCGCCAGCTGCTTCCAGGGCGCCTGCTGCCGGTCGCTCTCGTACTCGTTGGCCTGGTCCCCGAAGATCAGACCCTTGTTGCGGGACCAGTTCTTGGAGTTCGCGCGCTGGTGCTGCTTCGAGCGTTCGATGCGCTCGCGCCAGGAGTCTTCGATCGTCACCGGCTCTTCTTTTCTCTTTCTCATCACGTCCTATCCGAACCGCTTCTTGAGGTGGAGGATGTTCTCGAAGGTCAGGGGCGGCGGGGGCGCCGGCTCCTGGGGCTTTCTCTGGCTCCCGGGCTGGTCGAGCTCCATCAGATCCCCGCGCTTGTCGATCTTCGGCCTCACCCCGGTCTCTGCCATCGAGAGAGCATCGAGGAAATCCTTGAAACGACTTGCTGCTCCCCGTACGAGCTCCTCTCGCATCTCAACCTTGAGAGTGGGTGCGATCTCCTCCGCAAAATAGATGCTGTGGTTCTTGAAGCGAGGGCGGATGCGAGTCCAGCGCTCATACTTGGAAGCTCCTGGATCAACTGGCACGTAGTTAACCCGCAGTCGCACGCGATCCCCTGCTGCATCGCTTCTCCTCGCTTCCTCCAGCTGGATGGCGTGCTGGAAGTGGCCCATGTGACTGTCTTCCATGAAGATCGGGAAGTCCGGGTAGTCCTCTTGGACCTCGAAGAGCGCCTCGATGAAGGCGTTCGTGTTCCACTTCCGGGAGCCCCTGAGGTCCAGCACGTAGAGGTTCGCGAAACGGTCGTACCCGGAGACCACCATGGCGGCGTAGCAGCCGAGCTCCATGGCGTCCTTGTGCTGGTTCGGGTCCACGGTGATCCGGCCGTGCCGGAGCGTCGGGAAGGACGCCCTGGGCCGGAAGACGATCTCGTTGTCGTCCACGAAGCCGGTCTCGCCCACGGGGTCGCAGAGGTACTGGGAGGCGAACGTCCCGGGGTCCATCGAGGGGTCGTTCCGCAGACGGTCCAGGACGTCGAGGCCGAGCCTCCCGGGGAAGAAGGCCGTCCCGTCCTCAAGGATCGCCCCCTTGTGGAGGATGCGCCAGGTTGAGCAGTAGTCCGGGTCTTCCTCGGCCCTCGCGCGCTCCGTCCGTAGGATCCGGCCGCGCACGTCGTCGTCGTGGTACGGGGTGGCGTTGATGTGTTTCTTCGTGCGGCGCCCCACGCGGTCCACGGAGCCAAGGATCGGAAAGAGCATCGCCCAGTACTTATGTACCTCAGCCCTCTGGTGATCCGTCTTCGTGTTGTCGCGGTTGTTGAGGTCGTCGATGATGAGCTCGTCAGCGTGGAAACCCGTCGTGATGCGACGTACCGATGCGATCCAGATGTTCGGCTCTAGGACCGAGGCGATCTCGCCCTGCCAGATGCGGGGAGCGATGACGATACCGGCCTCCTGTCTCGACCCGGGCATCCCCTTGGAACGCTCCTGCCAGAGCGGCCCGAAGACCTCCTTGATTCGACGCCCAGGGAGCCCCCTGAGGCCACCCTCGATGCCCGCCAAGATTTCCTTGCCGAGGGCCAGGGTGGCGCTGGCCACCGCGATCCTGTGATACGGGTTGTCATACAGGTGGACCTGCCGCAGCAGCTTCCAGACGATCTCTCCACGGGTCAAACTGGTCTTGAAGCAGCCTCGCGGGACGACCCGCATGGAGTTCGTGACTTCGTTATCCAGCTCGGTATCCTGGACGAGCTGGACCATCTCACGGTGGGGGCGCTCCTCGAGATCGAGCCCCCAGCAGTCGACCAGGAAGCCGTAGAGGTCGTGGAGCCAGGCCTCAGCCTGCCGCGACAGCGGCACCGTCGGGTACCCCAAACGGCTCGGAGCTGAAGGACGTCAGGCTGACGGGCTTGAACGGCGCCTCCGCGCGACCCTGAGCAGGGAACCCGTCTAGGGCGCCCTCGCCGGCCCTGAAGGGGTTCATGTAGATCTTGGGCCCGGAGGGCCTGGGCGTCGCGGACGTGCCCTGTGGGGCCTCCTGGGGCACGGGCGGGGCCTCCCGGAAGACCGGTGCCTCGGGCCAGCGGTCGAGCTCGACGACGTCGGCATTCGAGACGTGGACGGTGCGGACCATCCCGGGGGTCGTCGACGGGCAGACGAAGACCCAGCCGGCCGCGACCTGGGTGGCCTGGAAGCAGCCGATCACGAGAGGGGAGACCTTCCCCTTCAGGTGGACGGTGGCGGTGATCGGAAGGGGGGCCGCCTGGACGGCAGCCCTCGACCGACGACGCCTCTTGATGGGGACGACCGGCTCGTCGCTCACGAGACAGCGGCCTCCGCTACGGCCTGGGCCTTCCGGATGGTCGGGTGCGCGTCGATGACGTCGTCCTGGGCAGAGTTCGGCTGGGCCTTCTCTTGGTCTTCGAGAAAAGCCAGCTGCATCTTCAGCAGGTCCCGCTTGCCGAGGGCGTGGCCGATGGCGACGTTCGCGTCCGCCTTGACCCGCTCGATCTGCTCTTCCGCTGCCTTGAGCTCGTGCTCGAGCCGTTCTTTGGTGATTCCCATGGTCTCCTCCTCCTCTTTCTGCTTACGCCACCGCAAGCACGGTAACTGTACCAGCCGAGCCCTTGCACTTCAGGCTCCCCGCTTCGGAATAAACGACGGCGCCGGCGGTCGGCGTCGCAGGGGGCGCCGCCACGTCGCCGTAGAAGGTGCGCCCCTGGTAGTCCACGTAGAACCGCTGCGCCTGCGTGACCCCGGTGAAGTCCGTGAAGCTCAGGTAGTGGCCAGCGAAGGAGCCGGAGCCCTGCGCCGGGACGCCCCCAGGGGCGGCCGTGTTCGACTGGACCCCGATGAAGACCCCGGTGTAGGCCCCGACGTCCTGCCTCACCGCGAAGCCGACGTGCGCGCCACCGCGGATCATCGTGGTGGAGTACATGTCGCCGGTGCCGCCCGCGTAGTTCGCATCCGAGACCGACACGATGTTGGCGGGAGAGGCAACGTAGCCGTCGACCCTGGGGCCGATGTCCACGAAGCGCCCGCGGATGTTCCCCTGGGCCTCGACCCAGAACTTGAGGTTGGCCCCCGCGGTGCCGTCCTTGTAGCAGGCGAAGAAGTTCCCGGTGAACGTGCCGCTGGAGGCTCCGCCGCCCGTCACGGCGAGGTTGGCCTGGAAGACGTTCCCGGCGAACGCGGACGTGTCCTGGCGGACGAAGTAGAAGGGCTGCGCGGCCTTCACGGGCGAGTACATCGTGAAGAGGCCGCCCGCCATCTCCGCCGTGTACTCCTCGGTCACGTAGATCGCGGAGCCGACATTGAGCGGGCTGTTCGAGCCCCAGTTCGCCCCGGGGCTCCAGGTGGTCTTGTAGGGGGCGATGTACGCGAACCTGTTGAAGAGGCCGCCGTCGCCCGAGATCATCGTTCGGACGTTGTCCTGGTCGTTGCAGGGGGTCGAGAACCCGTGGTTGTGCTGCAGGATCGCGTTCCAGTTTCGGGCGTCCGAGTGGGTCTGGAAGTGGAGGGCGTTGTCCTGCTGGGCCACGTAGATGGAGTAGAAGTTGGCGTTCGTCGTCCCCGTGGTGCCGCTGAAGTTCGTCGTCAGAACCAGCGTCGTCGAGTTCGTGACGGACGAGATGATGTAGACGGCCCCGCCGAGCACGACCTGGTAGCCCTTCCACGAGGCGTCGAAGGTGAGCCCGCTCGACCAGGTGACTGTCGGCGAGCCGTTGGTGGCGGTGACGATGGACCCGACCTCGTAGACGTAGTGGACGGTCTCGACGCCCGGGACGCTCGTCATGCCACCAGCCCAGTTCGTGGTCAGCGTGACGGTGGTCCCGACCGAGGATAGGACGACGTACGGGAGGCCGTTCAGGCGCACGGTGCTGCGGTCCGGGGGGAGCGTCCCGACGCCGGTGACGGTCGGGCTGCCGGGGACGCACCGGACGTAGTCATAGACCCCAGAGACGGGCTGCCCGGAGACCAACTTGTCGGACAGGTTCATCTGGAGTCCGTCGGCCACGGTGTACGGGGCGCCGCCGCGGTTCGGGGCGACCGCGTTGTGCATCCCGAGCTCCATGAGCTTGACGTTCCCGGCCAGCTGCGCCTTGAGAGCGCCGCTCGACGGGACCACCACGTACGCGCCCTTGTTCAGGTGCCCGTCGTAGACGTACCCGCCGCTCTGGCCGTCCGAGGTCTGCGTCGCATCCCCGCCAGACTTGGCAACGTAGTTCATGTTGACGGCGATGCCCGCGTACTCGAAGTACTGCCCGGTCGGAGCAGAGCCGGCGCCGGTGCCGTGCGTGCAGATGTCGAAGGAGTGGTCGACGCCGGACCCGTAGTTCCCCGCGGGCGGGGTGCTGTAGCCGGCGGGGTCTGCGTACCAGCCCGTGTAGAACTGGTGCCCCTTGTACGGGATGCTCGAAGACTGCCACTTGTTGAAGACGCAGACCGGGTAAAGGCTCCAGACGTCCGAGGCCGAGACCGCGGCGATGTCGTTGTCGCGGTAGACCTCGAGCTGGGCCGAGGGCGTTCCGCCGACGGTCCCGATGCCGACCCTGCCCGGCTTCCCGGAGACCGGCGCCACCGTTCGGATGGCCTCGATGCTCTGCGTCTTGAAGACTAGGTCTCGGGCGTCTGTCGTGCCCAGGAAGTTCGTCCCGGGGGACGTCCCCGCGTTCCCGGTCAGCTTCCAGTAGAGGCTGCCCAGGTCCGGGATGTCGTTGATCACGAGGCCCCGGAAGAGGGGCGTCCCGACGCTGCCGTTCGCTGGGCTCGCCAGGACGGTGTAGGGGCCCTGGTTGACCCAGGTGTGGGCGAAGGTACCCGAGGTCGTGATCGTGTCGGCATCGAGCCCGTTGACGAGAATCTCGGGGATCGCCGTCCAGCGGTCGGTGATCGAGGTGACGGTGCCTGAGCCCCCGCCTCCACCGGATCCGGCATTGCAGAGCTCTGTGGCCGAGCCGGCTGGCGTGATAGGCATTAGGCTGTCGCTCCTCTCCGCTGGGTCGGGTACTTCGGCCCGTGGACCTGGAAGCCCCGGTCGACGATGTGGCTGACGCAGGAGGTCACGGTGGCTCCCGGGTCGATGGCGGAGATGTACGTCCGGAAGATCGGGAAGGCGTAGTTCAGGGTCGGCGCCTCGGTGGTCCCCGCCGTCATCGTGTAGGTGTTCTGGGTGAGCCACTCTCCGGAGGGCGGGTTGCCGTCATCGTCCAGCTGGCCGTTGTTCATCTGCACCAGGACGGTCGCGTTCCCGCCGCTGCAGGTGATGGCCATGGCGGCGCACATGATGGCCCCGTAGGTCATGATCGGGCGGCCGGCACCCGTCGACGTTCCCATGACCCTGGGCCAACCGTCGATGTCGACTCCGCCGTGGGAGTAGAGGGGCTTGTAGTCCACATAGGGGCTAGACATTCTTCCGTCTCCTCACCAACGCTCTCCAATATGCAACGTCCACGTCCGGCGCTCGTAGCGGACGGCCGGGTTGCCGCTTTGGTGGAACCGCCAGACGCCCAAGTCGAAGCCGATCCGGTGGCGCCCGTTCACGTCAAACCGCAAGCCGTACCGCTCGCCCCGGAGGTCGTTCGACGGGTCGCTCATCGGCTCGACGTGCGTCACGAGGAGGCGCAGGGTGTGCGCCTCGATCGGAAGGTCCACACCCCCGCTTGCGTGCCAGCGCCAGCCCGTCTTGTCCCAGCCGTCGCTCTTCGTGTAGCTGTAGTCCACTCCGCCACCGAGGAGCGCGGGGCCGTAGCGCGCGAGCCCCTGCGCCACGCCGGTCACGGTGTACTGCGGGGAGGACGGCGGGACGAGGACGCGGGTGGCGAACTTCCGGTCCGGGGACCACTCTCCCGCCACGCTGACCTCGACGGCTTCGGCCCGGTACTCCAGCGCTGCGCCGACGCCGTAGAACGGCGAGACGAAGCCAAGCCCGCTGTAGTCGCCCACCGAGACGCTCGCAACGCCCCGCACCTGCGCCGTGGCCGGGAGGGCGATCAGGAGGAGGGCGAGGAGGAGGAAGGCGAGGAGGGGCCTCAATGGCTCACCCAGGCGGCCCCGTTG